ACCTCCCCAGCATTCTTCACATTAAACCTATATTTTTTATCACCGATGTTATATTCAAAACCTTTGAATTTATCGTTAAAAACTTGATTAGTTTTATTTAAAAAAGTATCAGTTTGTTTTTTTGCTATTTGTTCAGTTTCCTCTGACTCTTTGTTGTACCTATTAAAGAAGTTTACAGCTTTTTGTTGTTCAGGCGTTAGCTTTGAACCAGCTTTAATTTCTTCATAGTATTTAGACTTTTGCCCGTCTAAGTGGCTTTTAGCGTTGGCAACTTGCTCTTTTAACGCTATTTTCTTTTTCTTTATGGCTCTTTCACTATCATCTTCTGTTGCCATAAAATTATCTTCTATCAAAAACTCAACCTCGTCATTTGTTAAGTGTTGTTTTGTTTGCTTATAGTACTCTCTAAGAACAGACATGTCGTCATATTTAGAAAAGTCTTGATTAAGACGTACATAATCTTCTAATGTACCGCCAGTATCTTCCATGAAGTCTACAACTTTTTGTAAATTTTCAGGTAAAGATTTACCAGTTTCTTGAGCTTCAGCCACAGCTTCTTTAACTTCTTCGGTTAATTCTTCTGTTTGCTCTTTAACTTCTTCTTCAGTAACTTCTTCAATTACTGGAGTTTCTTGTGTTTCAGCTTCCGGTTGTACTTTTTCTTGTTTCTCTGTGGCATTGGCATTTTCATCGACTCCAGCCACTCCCTCGTTGTCAGGGTTATTTTCTTTAGTTTCATCTTGTTTTGGTTTTGGTGGTTTATTTAAATCTACTTTTAAAACACTATCATCATCAGCGCTTTGAAATTTTGTTTCTTCAACTGGTTGTTCAGTTGCCTGTGTAGTTTCTTCAACTACGTTTTCTACGTTTTCTTCCATAATATAATATAATAATAATTAATAATTTTAATCAAAAGATATAGGCTTTAGCTCCATGCCGCTACTTATACTATCACTTGTTGCTTCAAAGTTTTTAACACCAGCGTCATTGTTTCTTTGCTCTATCATTTCACTTTGTTGTGTTGCTTGAATTTTAGTTCTGTTATCTTTTCGATTTTCTTTCATACTTTCGTTATCTGACTTAGTTTTAGACTCTAAGTTTTTTAACTGCATGTTGTACTCAAACTCTTGCTCCATCAGTTGTTTTTTAAACTCTACTTCCGCTGCTTGCTCTTTCATTCTTAAATCAGACTTTTGCATTTCTAACTGCCCTTCAATTTGAGCTTGCATTTGAGTTTTTTGCATTTCAGCTTGAGCCGCTGCTTGGGCAGCTTGCTGATTTGTTTGGGACTGCAACTGCATATTTCTTTCTTGAATTTGCTGGTCCTTATCTTGCTTTTTCTTTCTACGTATTTTTAACAACTGATTTGCTAGTTTTATATTTTTAATTTCTCTAAGATCAATAGCATCAGAAAGCTCTATAAGTTGCTGTTGTAACGCCATTTGAATATTGTTTTCAAGCATAGCTTTTTCCTCCTCATCTGGTTGTAACTCAATAAATATACCAAAATCATATAAATGTAACTCTTTCAACTCTTCTAATACGGAAACGTTATAAGCACCTATAGCTTGTATAAAAGCATTTTTTGTCGGAGAGTATTCTATAATGTCAGATATTCTAAGCGATAAGCACTCTGCAACATCTTTTGTTAAAAACAACCCTGACTGTAATATATGTCTTGTTGCCGTGTTAGAGTTAGCCGCGGCTAACTTTTGCACTCCAACTAAAGCATTTTTATCTGGCATGCTACCGTCTCTAGCTTCATTAAGCCCGGTAGTATCTCTTATCATTTGTAAATAATAATTGTAATTAGCTATTAACGCCTGTATTTTATTACCACCACTACCACTTGTTATTTCTTGTATAGGCACTTTACCTGGATTCATGTCACCTTCAGAAGTGAAACTTCGTCCAATAACAGAACCTGTTTGGAAAAACATATTTAAAGCTTCTTGTGGATTATAGTTTGTTCCATTACCTAAATCTATTTCAGCAATACCATCAGCGTCTAAATAAACACCATCTGGAACCATGCGAGACATTACTTGTTGTAGTTTTAAATGCGTTAACTGTATCATATCAGCAAAGCCAGTTACTCTTTTTACTAAAGACTCTATTTTGCCTTTGTACATTCTAGGCGCAACAATAGTATAGTTCATTTTTACTTTAGTAAAATCACTTTTAGGTCTCATCATGTTTTTAGACATTTCCCATTTAAGTAACTTATCAGTACCTAGTATTGCAGCGCCTTCATATAAAACTTCAATTTTATTAGAAACTTTTTCAAACTCTTCAGTGACTGGTGGATTAAAAGAATCTGTTTTTTCTATTGCTTTCATAGCACCACTACCAGTTTGTTTTATTTTATAAACTCTACTGTTATATGTTTTATAATTAAAATACAAAACCTGAACTTTATTATTGTCATCTTCTCTTAAATCACTTCCAACTTTGTTATAGTTTGTTTGTTTGTGATTTTTGTTTTGAACAATATCTTTTAATTCTTGTGTATTTAAGTTTGGGAATTGTTTTACTAACTCGTTTATAGGTATCATTTTTACCTCACCAACATAATATATATCGTCAAAATATGGGGAGTCTGTATACGAGTAAACTAAATCTGTAGGATCAACATAATCAATAACAATACCTTCAGATGTGTTAAAAGAAGTTTTTACAGCGCCAATACCTAAAACAGTAAGATCATAATAAAATCTTTTCTTTATTAATTCGTAATCATTACCATTCATTAAAACATTTATAGCTTGTTCTTCTGCTATCTCAATAGCTTGCTTGTAACCTAACTGCATGTGAAGATCTAACTCTTCTTGCGTTTGTGGTAAATCTTCAACAGCTATATTTGTTTTGGAAACGTCTATACCATAGTTTTGCTGCATTACACCGTTTAGCTCTTGAGAAGCCATATCAGCAAGTATATCCTCCATATACTTAGTTCTCTTGTCCATACCTGCGTAGTCTTGAGAATAAGCTTTAATATCATATGTTCTTTCTGCAATACCGTTTACAACTATATCAACAAACTTAGGTATAATAGGCACTGGTTTCCAGTCTAAATTAAGATAAGACAAATCACCATTTATAGATAATTCATCTTTATATTTTTGTATAGGTTGTTCTCCTCTAGCGTATAATCTTAGTTTGTGAAAATTATTATAATTAGTTCTATACTTGTTAGATCCTCTATCAACATAAAACCATTCGTTTTCTATAGCTTTAGCTATTTTCAACCCATATTCTTTTGAGTTTTTTTCGCTATCACTTACCACTTGGCTAGGAAAATAATTATTCATAACAGACTCTGCCATATTTATTCTTTAATTAATTTAGATGTATTGCCGTCGTTTGAATATCTAGCAATACTTATATTTAGTTTTGGTTTTTCTATTTTAACGTTTGGTGCGTATAAATGCCTGTTGTTAGCCATTATAGCTAAGCCAGAGCTTATAGATGCATCATGCTTTGTTCTTTTATTTATATCAAACTTGGCCCAGTCGTTTAGTAATTCATTAAAATAACAATTACCAAAAGTACCATCTTGCGCCATACCAACGTGGCTTTGTATATACATTTCAATAGCAGCTGCATGGGCTTGTTTTATGTCTTCACTTGAGTTAGGTATACCACCAACTTCTTTTTCTGCAACAGATAATTTATTCCATATTTTATCAGGCCTGTTCATGCTAAAACCTCTGTAACCACGTCTTCGTAAATAATATAATAGACGAGGTTTGTTGTTCTCTGCAAGTAAAGGCATCCCGTAAAATACTAATGCCATTAAAACGTCTTCAAAGAACATCTCTGCAGTTTGTGGTCTAGCTAAATACTCTAAGAAAAACGTATTAGCCGGAGCGTCTTCCATACTAAACCTAGTTAAACCATGTAAAGCACCTTTAGAACCTATACCATCTACAGTTCCTGATATATCGTAGCTATCACAACCAAAAGCACCCATATGCTCATTGCCAGGCCATTTAACACCATTTTTGATTATAACTTTATTTTGTATATTTGTTGGTGGTACCCAACTTACTTTAAACCTACCTTTAGGGTCTGGATAAAATATTACTTTTGAATCTTTTATACCGTTAACCCATTGAAAATTACCTTTAGTAATACCTAGTGTTCTATACATTTCTTCGTTGTAATCTATTTGTTCGTATAGTTTTACTAAGTTAAATATACTGTTTTTTGTTTCATCTCTAAATGCATGCTCAGTAGTTCTTGGAAACTGTCTGTAAAATTCGTTTAGTGCATCTTGATCACCTTTTAAACCGTCAGCTTCGTTCTGCCAACTGTCTATAACACCTATATC